ATATGACATTACAGCAAATAACAGCGAAAAATACTTGTTTATGATTTCTTACTTATGCAGAGTGATAAGTGTTGTGAACACTTACTATAGGACAAAAATTCTTACAACAGGAAATAATAGCACAGAATAATACACACAGCACTTAACGGATGGGCTGTTTTACAGGCGGTATAACCGTCATCATAAGATAGCATATTAAAAAACACCACATGATAGCACATCATAAGATATTACAACTTATCATGACTTTTATATCGCCTATAAAGCGGTTCATCCAAATAAAAATTATCTTCTGGGTAGGTGGCATGAGATGCCATAGTAAAGGATACCATAGAATATTGCAGAATATAAAAATACAGAATATTTCATGTTGCCTACCGAGCATTCAACTCGACCAGATGTATTTAACTGGCAGTAGTATCTGCCAAGAATAGGAAAGCGAACTACAATGCAAGCAAAATATAGGACAGCATATTACAGAAAAATACAGGACACTATAAGACATTTTCTATTGTCAGTTAAGCATATCTGAAATTTACGCAAAGATTTAAGCTGATTAATTTCGCAATACACTACAGGATAGCACAGTAAAGCATACGAAAATACATAACACAACATTATATTTATATTAAACTATTGTGGATTAATCTGCTTGAATGTTTGCGCAAACAGAAACTATAAAAACTATTAAAAAATCGGAGGAAAAGAATTATGGAAACTAAAAAAGAAGAAAGAATCCAGTTACAGGCAATCAACGTTAAGCACGCAACAATCACAATCATCGGAGACGGAGACTTAGTTCTTAATAAGATGAATGACGTGACCGCAAGAGAACTGATTGATCAGAGAAAAGACAAGGCAAAGAACCTTGAAAAAGCAAATGTATGGGAAGAAATCATTACATCAATTCACTGGTACAATGGAAAACCTACAGATTTCTCAGAAGAAGGCCTTATTGATGCGCTCACCAACAATGCACCTTGCATTACAGCATTCGGGTTATTGAAATGTTTTTGCGATGCTGTTGTAAGAAATGGGGTTGATACATATAGTACAAAGTTCAAAGCAGGAGTAAATATTATCGCAAAAGGAGGTTTAATACCGATTAAGTTTGCTGAGCATTACATTGACGAAAAACTGATGTCACCAAAGAAAGGAAAACCTGTTCTTGTACATTTAAACAGATTTACCGGATGGTCAGCAGAAATCGAACTTGCATATGTAGATAATATTTATTCCATTGAGCAGATTGTTAATATTATTCAGCTTGCAGGATTTGGATGTGGCATCGGGTCTGGCAGAACAAGCGGTTATGGAAGATTCCACGTAGAGTAAATAAAAAATCGGTGGTATATGAATCCGGGTGAATGCCCGGAAAGCACAACAGGGAAAAATAAAACAATTAATGAAAGAACAGGAAATTACAATTCAACATAGGACAAATTATTTCATCCTGTTTCATATGCCACTGAGAAAATATAAATGAAAGGAAAAAGCAAATGACAGTTCAAAGAAACCCATGTAGATACTGCGCCAATTCTTATTATGACAAACGAACTAAGCATAGGATTCCGGCATTGAAGCCAGAATGCAGTAGTTGTGAATGGAGAAAAGAACATAAACAGTATTTGCAGTCTAAAAGACAGTTTATTCCAGGTGAACCAATTACCGACTTGAATACATTATCTGAGCAAGAATGGGTATTATGGTATGGTTACACCAAACACATTGAAGTTATAAAAAGTATGACTTTAAGAACAGTATTAATGTTCCTTAAAAAAGGAGCATTTTGCAAAGCAATAAAGAGAGAAAAGGAGAATTGATATGACAGAAACAACAAACGCAAACAACACACCAGCAACACAGAACCAGGCAAAGGTACCAGTAAAGTACAATACCGATTTTAGCCTTGGGATTTTTGGAAGTTCTGATAACTTTATGATGGCAACGCAGATGGCAAAGGCATTCGCAAGCTCAACAATCGTGCCAAAAGAGTACCAGGGAAATTATGCGAATGGTCTTGTTGCTATTGATATGGCAAACAGACTCAAAACAAGTCCTCTTACGGTTATGCAGAATCTCGATGTTATTCAGGGAAGACCCGCATGGAGAGCCACTTTCTTAATTGCTATGATTAACAGTTCTGGAAAGTATGATATGGAGTTACAGTTCAATGAAACGCGAGATAAGAACGGAAAACCATATTCTTGCACTTGCTGGACAGAAAAGAACGGGCGAAAGGTTACTGGAATTGAGGTAACAATGGATATGGCACAGGCAGAAGGATGGGTTAATAAGAACGGCTCAAAATGGAAAACCATGCCACAAGTAATGCTTAGATACAGGGCCGCTTCTTTCTTCTCTCGAATGAATTGCCCGGAGCTTTCAAATGGGCTTTATACAACAGAGGAAGCTATCGAAATTGCAGATGCAGAATACAAGGTTTTTGATTTGGAAAAAGCAGTTGAAAATGATATTAAAAAGAATGCAAATTCAGAAACATTTTCCCCTGTAATCGAAGAAAAGCCAAAGCAGCCAACCGTAGCCGAAACCGTAAAATCAGCAGAGAAAGAACCAGTTCCGGCAGCAGAGCAAGTGGAAACAGAAATTCCGTCATTTATGAGCCAGGAGGAAATGTAGGATGGAAACTTTCACAATTGTGCTTATTATTTTGCTTTCAATAGCACTTTTGGGATGGATAGTATCTTTTATTCGAGAAAATGGATACAATCTAACCAATTTAAATATTCTTTTAAATGTTATTATATTTGTGGTACTCATTATAATCCGACTTACAATGTAAAAGGAGAGTCAAAATGAAGCATAAATGTATTAAGACAGCAGTATTAGTCGCAGTGGCTATAGCAATCATAATGTTTAATGCTTGTTTTTGCTGTAGTAGATTATTAAAATCGCTATCCAGTGATATTGACGGTGGTCTGAACCGTACCGTAACTGTTTACGATTACAATGGCGGTAAAATAAAGTCCTGGTCTGGAAAGTTTGATGTTTCTGAATCCGAGAATGAAGTTTACTTTGACGATTCGGACGGAAAGAGAGTTATTATCCATGGCGGTATTGTTGTGAATGAGGAAAACTGATTTAAAGGAATATTCGGAAAGCGAGGTGATGAAAATGCTTATGCGAGTAGTAAACACAGGGAGCCAACCCGGAAACTGCTATGTTTTGAAATCGAACAGTGGAGAAATGCTTCTTCTGGACTGCGGATGTAAATACAAAGACATTTTGAAAGCTATTGACTACATGACAAGTGATGTTTCTGGTGTGCTTCTGACGCATGAACACGGTGATCATCGTGAATCATTTAAAAATCTGATGAATTTAGGCATTCAGATTTACACCAATGATGAAACCGTGGAACATCTGCAAATCATCACTGGTGAGCTAATGAAAGGCGTTCCAGAAAAAAGACCGTTTCGGGTTGGTTCATTTACGGTAATACCATTTTATTTGCCGCATACCACAAGAGATAAGGACACAGGACAACTTATTCCTTGTTTCAATTATGGGTATCTCATAGAACATGAAGAAATGGGAAAGTTGTTGTACATGACTGACTTTGAATACTGCAAGTACAACTTCAAGGCAATGCGATTGAATCACTTGGTTATTGAGTGCAACTATTGTAGAGAATTGGTTGACAAAACAGCTGAAAATTACACGCACAGGCTTAAAGGGCATTGTTCCTTAGATACTTGCAAAAGCTTAGTAAATACAAATCATACGGCGGCACTACGGACGGTAACGTTGGTGCATTTGAGTAATGAAGCAGCTGACCCGGAACAGATTTTGAAGGAAATAAAAGAAGCGGTGGTTTGGGAGGATGCACTGGTTCAGATTGCAAGACCTGGACTTGAAGTTAATTTGGACTTATGTCCGTTTTGAAAGGAGAAATAGATGGTATCAATTGACTTAAAAGATTGGAAAGAAGTAACAAAAGGAATTTATGTAAATCCAATTTCTGCAAATGTAGCTTATGAAATTCATATTAAATACTGGGACATGAAAACAGATATTCTTTCTGCAAATGCCGAACTTTATATAGTGAGAGATTGGCATGAAAAAGACGGAAGAAACATCAGAGAAAGAGAAATACTGCTTGATTATGCATCTGTTATGGCTTGCCTTGGAAAAGTGATTGAAGATGATAAGGAAAACAATTCGGCTGAATGATTGAAAGGAGAAAATTAATGCCACCAGCTTACAAACCAGGGAGGTAGCACCATTGGAAATCACAATCGGAATTTGCGCAGAGGAAATTAAAGAAATCCTTGTTGAGCACATCAAAACAAAAGGATTTGACGTAACAGAAGATGATATTTCCTTTGTTATTGGGAAAGAAGAAAGCGTAACAGGAAATACAAAGAAAATCAAACACGCACTTATCAGGTGCGACATTCATATTGAGAGGTGATAAATTGTGAATATTGTTATTCTTTCTGGGAGATTAACTGCTGACCCAGATATCAGAATGGGAACGAATGACACCAAAATTGCAAGATACATTTTGGCTGTCGAGAGAAGAGTAAAAAAGAACACGGAAAGAAAATCAGACTTTATTGCTTGCGTATGCCTTGGAAAAAATGCAGAATTCGCAGAGAAATATCTTAAAAAAGGCACGAAAGTAAATGTGCGTGGAGAATGGCAGACTGGAAACTATACGAATAAAAGCGGCGAAAAAGTCTACTCAAATGATTGCCTTATTGCAGAACATGAATTTGCAGAAAGAAAAAGCCAGTCACCACAGACACAGGAAGCAGATACACGACCAGTACCACCGCCAGAACCTAGTTTCATGGATGTGCCGGATTTAGGCGGTATGGAAGATGAATTTCCGTTTAGTTAGGAGATGAAATGAAATTTATAGATTTTTTCGCAGGAATCGGAGGATTCCGAAAAGGAATGGAATTGGCGGGGCATAAGTGCATTGGCTTTTGCGAATTTGATAAATTTGCTACTGCGAGTTATATCTCAATGCATTTGCTAACAGACGAGCAGCGAAAAGCATTAGAAGATATTCCTATCAAGCAGAGACAGAAAGAAATATTAAAGGAGGAATATAGAAATGGAGAATGGTATGCAAATGACATTCGAAGAGTGTATGCCGGAGACATTCCAAGAGCAGATTGTTGGTGCTTCGGATTCCCCTGTTTTGCCAAAGGAACTTATATTCTTACAGAAAAAGGATATATCCCAATTGAAGATGTATCTGTCGGAGATAAAGTCCTTACGCACAAAGGAAGATGGAGAAAAGTTACAGCAACAATGCACAGGGACGGAGCAAGACTCTGGGATGTCAATGGATTCGGAATATTGCCAACAAGAACCACGGCAGAGCATCCGTATTATGTCACTAAGCCAGATCAGCCAATGGAATTCAAAAAAGTGGAACAACTTGATGACAGTTGGTATTCCACAATGGTTTTGCCTGATGCAGAATCCGATGGATATAGCAAGGAAATGTGGTGGATTATTGGACGTTATCTTGCTGATGGGTGGAGAGTTGAACGAAAAGACAGACCAAGTGGAGGAAGAATCGTGTTCGCAATCAGCGATGATAAGAGGGCAGAATTCGAACAGCGATTGCGAGAAGCGAAACTACATGGAACTTACACAAAAGAACGAACTTGCGGAAAGTATTATGTGTGCAATAACCAATTATACGAATACCTTGAAAAGTTCGGAAAATACGCACATGGAAAACGAATTCCAAGAGAAGCATTGTGTTTGCCACGAGAGAAAGCAAAATACTTCTTCGATGGATATATGTCCGGGGATGGAAGAAACGATCGAGAAGAAGCAACATCAACCAGTGCAGCACTCATTCTTGGCATGTGCATTATTGCACAGCGACTTGGAAAATCTGTTCCAGCTGTTTACTACACTAGAAGAGATGAAAAATGTGTTATCCAAGGAAGGGAATGTCGGCAAAGAGATACATATACATTCCGAATCTCTAGTAAATCAGTTAAGGGACATTATCGTGCAAGATATGTTTGCAGAGAATTGTATCAGCCAACAGAATCTGATGATTTTGGAACAGTGTATAACATTAGTGTTGAAGAAGACAACTCATATGTTGCAAACGGAGCAATTGTCCACAATTGCCAGGACATCTCCGTCGCAGGAAAACAGCTTGGATTTCAAGGAAACCGTTCAAGTCTGTTTTTCAGAGTTATGTATCTTATCGGACAACTCAAAGAAGAAGATAAACCCACTTACCTTTTCATTGAGAACGTTAAGAATTTGCTTAGTGTTAATGGAGGATGGGATTTCGCCAGACTGCTCATTGAAATGGAGCGGGAGGGGTATGATGCAGAATGGCAAGTGCTCAACTCCAAAGATTTCGGAGTGCCACAGAACAGGGAAAGGTGTTTCATTATTGGACATCTTAGAGGAAGAAGTACCACGAAAGTATTTCCTATCGAAGGAACAGACGGAAAAAATAGTGTTTCGTTAAATCTTTTTGGTTGTATTAACGGAAGAAATTCACAGCGAGATAGAATTTATAGTGACGATGGATTAGCACCAACGATCAGTACGAAACCAGGAGGAAACACGGAGCCAAAAGTATCTATAATATTTGATGCGAGTCACATTAATCAGGATAAAAAAACGAGAGTATATGAAAATATTTGTCCCACATTGACAAGTAGAAATTATAAAGAGACAAGAAGTGTTGCAGTGCTGTGTAATATCAATCCATCTGGAAAAGGTATAAATGGCAATATATATGATTCGACTGGATTAAGTTCTACTTTAACAACAAATAAAGGAGAGTGAATAAAAACAGCAATTAAAATCATTGGCGAAATAAATTCATCTCAGGACGGAAAAATTCTTGCGGCAGATGGTATCGCAAATTGTCATTCTGCTGGACACGGCAATAACCCTAAAATTGCTATTCCAGTTCTTACACCTGACAGGACAGAAAAACGCCAGAATGGAAGAAGGTTCAAAGAAGATGGAGAACCGATGTTCACACTAACAGGACAGGACCGTCATGGAGTTGCTATCAAGGTTAAAGAAGCAACAAAACAAGGGTATTCAGAGTGCAGAGTTGGTGTCGATGCTGTGAATTTATCAGTTCCAGGTAGTAAGACCAGAAGAGGAAGAGTCGAAAAAGAAGTTGCCAATACGCTAGATACAAGCTGCAATCAAGGCATATTTGTGAAAGTTTCCGATGAGTTAATTGTATATGCAGTCTGGTATGAAAAATATCAGTGTTACATAGGAATCCGGAAGCTGACACCGAAAGAATGTTTTCGGCTGCAAGGTTGGTCTGATGATTATTTTGAAAAAGCACAGTTTGTCAACTCAGATAGTCAGTTATATAAACAGGCCGGAAACGGTGTTACTGTTTCGGTAATCAAGGCAATTGCAGAGAAATTAAAAATTCCTTGTGAAGCAGATTGAAAAGGGGTGATGCCGGTTGGATTATAAAAAGCTTAAGCAGGCAAAAGCTATTGAAGCAACGAATCGAAAAAGACTCATGAAGATCAACCCAAAGCTTGATGATGGGAGCGGAATATATTTTTTAACCAGAACTGACGAAAACGAAATCCCATACTTTTATATAGGTCAGGCAGTACATATAATTCAGAGGATGTGTTCACACCTTACTGGGTACCAGCACATTGATTTATCAATAAAGAAGAGAGGATTTTACAGTAAAGAAAATCCGTATGGGTGGAAAATAAATTTTATCCATTATCCAGTAGAACAGCTTGATAATATGGAACAGTATTGGATATTGGAATACACAAAAAAAGGGTACCAATGCCGATACAATAAAACGTCTGGAAGCCAAGGAGAAGGAAAAGAAAAAATCAATGAATTTCGCCCAGCAAAAGGTTATAGAGATGGACTTCAACAAGGCAAGAAAACACTTGCAAGAGAGTTAAAACACATCATTGATACTCACTTAAATGTATCAATCAGACCAGAAAAAGCAAATAACAAAGTATCTATTAAGGCGTTGGAAAAATTCAACGACTTACTCAATGAAGAAAACTATCACTGATTCTAACACACCAGTAGTTCTACTGGCTAAATTCCAAAGATAAAAAAATAAAAAAATGAAAGGAGCTTGCCTTCAGCTGACGTAAGGGTGCACCGGGCTTCTTTCGAGGATGATAAATGACGGTTTTTACTGTATGGATTGTTTCGATGGCTTTAAATTGATTGATGACGAATCAATAGACATGATTTTAACCGACCTTCCATATGGACAAACAGCAAGAAATAAATGGGATTCGGTTATTCCGTTTGAGCCATTATGGAAACAGTATAAAAGAATTATTAAAGAGCATGGTGCCATTATATTATTTGCAAACGGAATGTTTACTGCAGATTTAATGCAAAGTAATCGTGATATGTGGCGATATAACTTGATATGGCAGAAAACACAACCTACAGGATTTTTGAATGCTAACAAAATGCCTCTTCGGTCACATGAAGATATTTGTGTTTTTTATAAAAAACTTCCTACTTATAATCCACAGAAAACAACTGGAAACAAAAGAAAAATAAGTAAAGTGGAACATAAGGTTAAATGCAAAGAAACAACAAACTATGGGAAATACAGATTAACTTCTTATGACAGTACAGAGCGTTTCCCAACATCTGTGTGGACTTTTGCAAAAGACAGTCAAAAATGCGCGCTACATCCAACACAAAAACCGTTATCACTTATGGAATTGTTAATCAAAACATACACAAATCCAGGTGATTTAGTCTTGGATAATTGCGCCGGTTCCTGTAGCACAGGAGTTGCCTGCAGAACTACAGGTAGAAGATTCTTAGGTTTTGAGAAAGAAGAAAAATATTTTCATATTGGGAACGAACGGTTAAAAGAGGTGGAATGAATGAAATTAAAGTGTGAAATATATCGTGATTCTATGCAGAACTATAAAAAATACGCAATTCCAAGAGCGCAACTCGTAATTGCTGATGTTCCATACAATGTAGGATGTAATTTCTACGGAAGTAATCCTATGTGGTACACGGGCGGAGATAACAAGAACGGTGAAAGCAAATTAGCCGGGAAAGCAGCATTTAACTCTGATTTCAATTTCAATCTGTATGAATACTTCCATTTTTGTTCAAAAATGTTGAAGAAAGAACCGAAAAAGGCAGGAACAAGAGGAAGAAGTTCAGATGCACCATGCATGATAGTGTTTTGTTCATTTGAACAAATTCAAACTCTGATCAATGCAGCTGCGAAACATGGCTTTGTTCACTATATACCACTTGTGTTTATCAAAAACTACAGTCCACAGGTGCTTAAAGCAAATATGCGTGTGGTAGGTGCTACAGAATATGCTCTTGTATTCTACAGAGATAAGCTTCCAAAATTCAGAAATGGAGCACAGACGGACGAAAACGGAAAGACTATTCGTGGAACTGGGAAAATGGTATTTAATTGGTTCCAATGGGAGAAGGACGGAAAAGATATTCCGAAAATTCATCCAGCGCAGAAACCAGTAGCAGTTCTGAAAAGATTAATTGAAATATTTACTGATCCTGGGGACGTAGTAATTGACCCTTGCTGTGGAAGTGGTAGCACATTGAGAGCCGCAATGGAACTTGGCAGAAGTGCATACGGATTTGAAATTGACAGAAATTTTTATAGCAGAGCAAAAAACGAAATGCTTGTTTTTGAAAACGATAGCCAAATGAGCATAGGAGATTTTATATAAGGAGCGTGATTGAATGTCAGAAAACACAAACGAATGTGTAATTGAGTGGATTCCCGGAAGAGATTATGTAGGGGTTACTGCTAAGAACGGAAGTTCCTGGAAGAACAGATGTGAGGAATTAGAAAAGGAATTTCCAGACGATGTGAAAATTCTTGCCAGAAATAATGATGGATCTATTTTCGCTCACTTGCCATATTCCTACATTAAAATCAATCCACCAAGGAAATATTCCGATGAAGCGAAAAAGAAAGCTGCGGAAAGATTAAATAAAATGCGTGCAGAAAAAAGCAATACTGCGGAAGAAAATCCGTTTTGCCTATGAATTACCGTCAGAGGAAATATAATGAGGGGCAATCTGCTAGAAATGATATTTACGGATTTCTTGTCAAGTATTTTGAGAAACACGGATACATGCCTTCTTACGAAGAAATCATGGATGGAACAGACCTCACAAAGTGTACCGTCCAGAGACATATGCGGCAATTGGAGATGGATTCTCTGATTGCCACAGAACATCCGGGAGTATCAAGAGCATACCGTTTGACGGAATACAGATACGAAAGGAAAAAATATGGGAAGCAAATTAAAGATGAAAGCACCAAAGAAAAATAGGGTGTTGGAATGCGATAACCAAATGTCACAGGCATTCGCTAGAGCCATGCAGAACTCACGTAAAGAGTTGGAAATCATGCAAGATCAAGCCTATAACGATGGATTTAATACTGGTGATGACTGGGCGAATACGATCAATTCCGTAACTATGATGTTGGCATTACGGAAATTGCATGGCTTTTCCACTAAAAGACTTTTGGACGTAATTAATTGTGCAAATGAGTTTGTAGGTCAAGCGAACCGTGGAGAAAGAAGTTTTATGAGCATGGTTGAAGAGTTGGAATCTGAAACAGATGTACGGATTCCAGATTTGAATAAAGAATTGGTCAGAAGATTTGGAGCGTAAGTGAGGATGGAAATAGATTATAAACACTGTAGATGTGGATGCGGTGGAATTATAGGGCAATACAGTAAAGCGAAAGGATTTACTTGTGAAAGATGCAATAAAGAGTACCAATTATCAGAGCTAAAATTTGATTGGATTGCATCGAACGAAAAGACAGGATGGCTGTTTCCGATGTTGAATAAGGAGGATGTGAAATGTTAATCAGAAGCCAAGATAAAACAGCACTGGTAAAGTTTGAAAACATTGTAGTTAATCTAAAACTCCCAGATTCATTGAATATTATATGTTGGAGTTTGCAGGATGCGCAGAGAAATGGGGGATATTTTATTTTAGGAAAATATTCCACCAAAGCAAAAGCTATGAAAGTACTGAATATGATTCAGGAAGCCTATGCAGATTTTGAAGCATCGAAAATCACTAGCGCAGGATTGGCAACGGCGGCATACACAGGAAGCTATAAAACTCCTGATAGCGTATCAGTCGGAATTAAAGTGTTGAAAGGGTATGCGGAAATGGTAAAAGAATCTGTAGTCTTTCAGATGCCAGAGGATAGCGAGGTGGAAGTATGAGCCATATCAAAGACAGATTATCGGATTATCATGATTTCATGAAGAAACTTGTGGATGACCACCAGATGGTTTTAGCAAGTGATGTTCTGGAAATGATAGAACAGCTTCAAGACGATCTGGAACAGGACGAGAAAGAAAATGGGTGGATTCCAGTCAGTGAGAGACTGCCAGAAATCAAAAGGAATTATGAGGAATGCTATTTAGTTACAGACGGCACATTTTGCTGGATGGCATACTGGACATCCAAAAAAGGGTGGGTTTTTGCAGATTGTACAAATTGCAAAAATAAAATTGATTGGACAGATGTTATTGCATGGATGCCACTTCCAGAACCATATAAGGAAGATTAAGGAATTTGTAATAAATGGAAGGAGATGGAGTTGATTGAAATATCCAGAAGAAATGTATATTGATAGCCAGATATTTGCAGGGGATATGGATGGTTCGGAATTAAATCTGACAGAAAAAATCGTAAAAATAAGGGCTTCTCATTTATGCTGCGTATGTGAAAAACAGATACCTAAAGGCGAAAAAATGTTAAACCAAAAAGCAATAGTAGAGGGACAAGGCTGGTGCAGTTGTTATATTTGCCTGCCATGTGTTGAAAACTGGCTGGAAGAATCAGGACAAGTAGAGGGTGGTGAAGCTGAATGAGTAAAGGTAAAGACATTTCCACCATGTTCACAAAGGAGGAAAACAAAAAGAATGGAAGACTTGGATATTATAATGCTACCAGAGAAAAGAAAGATATTATCAGTCCGGCACAGTACGGAGCGTTTTTACAGAAAAGAGGTAAGCGAAAATGAGTAAATCAGTATTAGTGATGGAAACACCAGAACATTGTGAATCATGTGTTTTACACGGTGGAATATTCCATTCTTTTTGTAAAATAAATTGTAGATATATCGAAGACTTAAGCGCAAAGCCAGATTGGTGTCCGCTTATGGATTTGCCAGAGAAAGACAATGGAGACTATCAAGCTAATACATTTGATGCAGGATTTGCAGAAGGCTGGAATCAGTGTATTGATAAGATTACAGGAGGAGAATGATGGATGGCAATAAATATAAACGAAACTGTGAAAAAGTGTAATGTTTGTGGCAAATGGAAAACCACAGCGTATGAACCGGATTATCCGATGCTTAATGATAGCTGTTTTAGGTATCCGAAAACAATTTTTATTTGCGAAGAATGTATGAAAAAGCGTGAAGAAAAGAATATATTTTTGTGAGGCGAAGTAGATGGAGGAACTCAAAAATGAAATTTAAAGAATTCGTAAATTGGTGTAATGAAAGAGCATTTGATGGATGCTGGGGAATGCTAGAAGCAATAGCGTGTATTAATTTAATAAATGAGATTATGAAAATCCAATTTTGGAAAAGAGAAAAAATCTGGAAAGAAAATTATGAACAGCAGGTATTGGAAGAGATTATTAATCCGATAGAGAAGAAGTTGGAGGGAATGAATAAAAATGATTGAAGCGATAAAAGAAATTTTTATGATGCTGGGAATGTGCGTAGTTGGACTTGCTATTTACATACTATTGTATACAATAATCAGAAAATTCAACAGATGGCGCAAGAGTGGCTGCAAAATCAAGTGTCTCTGCAAGCCACATAAATACAAATTGGTTTGGTATCAGTTGGATACTGAGAAAGCTATTTTGGAATGCGAAAAATGCGAAAAAAGAAAACAAGTATTCATTGATTACGATTCCATTAAGAAGGAATTTAATTTGGAGGATTAATATGAAACCAGAAGAAGCAAAAAACATATTATCTGATATGAGAGATCAGCATTTATGTTTCTTGGGAAATTTAGAAATAAAAGATGAATGGCAGAAGAAATATCTTAAAGAAGCATGGGCGTGTGATTCTGGGGCAAAGGCTCTTGCTGGATTAATAACAGAGATAAAGATTGATAGAAACATTATTTCAAACAGCATTCAGCACTACGGTAGAAACAATCAAAGCACGGTCTGCATGGAAGAATGCGCTGAACTCATCCAGGCAATTAGCAAGGCAAAACGTGGAAAAATCGACCGTGATAACATGATAGAAGAAATTGCAGATGTACTTATCTGTATCGAAATGTTAAAACAAATGTATATGATTTCCGATGAAAAAATTAATAAGTGGATTGAGAAGAAACAGGCGAGAGAAGTAGAAAGGATGGAGAAGAATGAATAAATGTTGCGCTAGTCAAGATGGGATATGTCGGAATGCCATTCTTTTTGGAACAATATGCGATGGTTACAAAGAAAGATGCAGATTAAGACCAACTTATAACATTATCGAACAAACAGTGAAGAATTACCAGAACAATTTAAGAAAAATATTTGGAGCGGAGGATTAATCATGAATAAGAAAGAAATCGCAGAGATCAAGAAACAGTTTACACCAGCAAATTGTTCCATTACACGTATTTGTGGCTGTTATGTGGATGCAGAAAAGAATAAGAGAACCAAAATTAAAGAAGCGTTTCTGTCTCTTCCAGAGGAAGAAATGTTTAAGTATTTTGACATTTTCAAGAAAACTATGTCTGGAAGACTTGGAAAAAACCTTATGAACCTTGAATTTCCATTAGCGCAGGAAAAAGAAGGCGGAACACAGGAATTTCTTATGCGACTCAGAGCAAGTAAGCTTAAAGATGATGAGCTTTTGGACGAGTTCTACGACAAAGTAATTGAAAACTATGACTATCCAGAAAATTACTACATAGTTCTCATTCATGCAGTATATGACATTCCCGGAAAAGCTTCTGATGGAACCGAAATGCACGATTCATCAGAAGAAATCTATGAACACATTCTGTGCAGCATTTGTCCGGTAAATCTTTCAAAGGCTGGGCTTAGCTATGATGTGGCTGAAAATAACATCAAAGACAGAATTCGTGATTGGGTAGTCTCAAGACCAGAAACAGGATTCTTATTCCCTGTATTCAATGACAGAAGCACTGATATTCATGGAACTTTGTATTTCAACAAAAACATAAAGAATATTCATCCAGACTTTATTGAAAACGTTCTTGGCACACCAATTCCACGTATACCTGGCAATGAGATCAATGTCTTTTCAGATTTTATCATGGACAATTTCAAAGGAAATACAACATTCAATTTCACTGAAAGCCTAATTGAATCTTTGCAGGAAGTAAGAGAACAGAAGAAAGACAGCCCGGAGATGGTAACCGTGTCATGTGATGAAATGGAACAGATTTTTGGATATTGCGGAGTTCCATACGAGAAGTTGTCGGATTTCAAAGAAAACTGGGAAATGTATTTCAGTAATGAGCCTGTTTCCCTTGACAATATCCACAATTCAAAAACTGCAAAAATTGCAACACCAGATGCAACAATCTGCATCCAGCCAGATAAAATTGCTCTGATTGAACTGAAAGAAATAAACGGCGTTCCATCTCTTGTAATTCCGGTAAATGGAGAACTGAAAATCAATGGAATTGAAGTAGAATTAAAATAAACACTTTTTAAAAAGCCAGGAATTGGAGAAAGGAATTTTAGAATTGGCAAATAAAAGAATGTTTACCATGAAAATTGTTGATACAGATGCTTTTCTTGACATGCCGTTATCAACACAATGTCTTTATTTCCACTTAAACATGAGAGCGGACGATGATGGATTTATTGGAAACCCAAAGAGGATTGAAAAAATAATAGGTGCTAATGATGATGATTTGAAGCTTCTGATTGCCAAGAGATTTGTTATCTTGTTTGATGATGGCGTGATTGTTATTAAGCATTGGAGAATGCACAACACCCTGTCTAGAGACAGATATATAGAAACTTCATACACTGACGAAAAAAAGAAACTGCTATTGAAAGATAACGGAAGTTACTCACTGACAAATGGAAATTCTATTGATGATACCAAACTAATAGAGCGTTCAAACAGGCAGACGCAGAAAAGACGCAAAATAGACGAACAAAAGACGCACTCAGATATAGATAAAGGTTTAGATATAGATAAAGATATAGATTCAGATATAGAATTAGATAAAGATAAAGAAAAAGATATAAAAGATTTAATAGTATCTAAAGATACTATTCGTCAGACTGACGTCCAACGAATCATCACCGAATGGAACAGCCTGGAAGAATTTGGTATTAACCCTGTAAAAAGAATGACACCAAAACGAGAACAAGCAGTAAAAGCCAGAATCCGTCAGAACCATATAGATGATATTTTAGAAGCCATTGAGAACATTCGCCATAGTAGTTTCTTGCAAGGGCAGAACAAAAATGGTTGGATGGTTACGTTTGATTGGTTCTTGAAGCCTGGAAATTTCGCAAAAGTATTTGAAGGGCAATATGCGGACAAGTCTACGAATAGACCGTGCAGCTACATGGAGAAAATTCAAAACAGAGTAAGCGAGGTGGATAATTGGGTATGACAAGGGAAGAATGGGCTGTACTGGTAAAGGCAATGAAAGCTGTGTACACTTCTCCATCATTTCTGCCAGATCAGAATGCTTTTGATACATGGTACGGACTTTTGAAAGACCTAGATTACAAGCTTTTAAGTTTTGGGTTGAAGAAATATATGCAAACTGAATGGAAAGAACCTACAATAGCTGCATTACGACAATGTGCGAAGAGCCTTTTGTCGCAAATAGAAGAACTGAACGAAACAGAAGCATGGGAAAAGGTATGCAAAGCTATTCAGAACTCTACATATAACGCAGAAACAGAGTTTGATAAACTTCCAAAAATCATTCAGAAAGCAGTATCAAGCCCGGCACAACTTAGAGAATGGGCGGTATCTGAAAATGTGGATGGCACATGGTGGAGTGTAGCTCAATCAAATTTTCAAAGGACTTACCGGGCAGAAGTGCGAAGAGAACAAGAACGAAGAAAACTAAGTCCAGACCTTTTAAAAATTATAGATACTGCCAGATTGGGAGGTGCGGAAAATTGCCAGATAGAAAACCATGGAGAGAATTAAAAAGCACTGAAATTATAGGCTTAAAGCGGAGACAATGCTCAAAATGCGACTATTACAGCAAGAACGAAAATGCATGGAGTACAAATGCAACCTGTGATTATATCTTGATCGAAGAACATAGCAGAGGATGTGATCCGAGGGATTGTGTTAAAAATGGTATCTTCAAGAAGAAAGAGAGAGGAAAGTCAAGAGTAAAGCGAGTGATTCTATGAGGAAGATAAGCGAAATGTATAAGCGGTCTGGCGGTACAGCTTATCAGCATACCTGTTCCGATTGCAGATTCTTCCGCGGAGGCAAGCATCCGCAGTGTTTGCAATACGAACTGGAAATTGACTGGAAACCAGATTATATAGCTTGTAAATTTTACAATCTGGAAGAAACTCAGATTGACGGACAGGTAAATATCTTTGATTTGTTGTAAAACGTGATAATTATTTTAAATAAAACGGATAAAATTAATTTTTATGATATTCGTGAATATTGTTATGACTAAATCAAAATAAGCGCTTAAAATTAAAAATAGGCTGTCAATAGAAAGGAGGAACAGGAACCGCTGGCCAGAAAAGGATATCCCGGTTCCTCCTATTTTTATGAATAATGAAGACTTGAAATATGCTATTGAGAATGGTATCATCAGTTTATCTCACATACAAGAAGAAATAGAGATGAACAAAAGAAGAGACATATTAAAACAATACGAAGCTAACATATGGGAAGCTTCAGATGGGTATTGGAAAATACGTATCTATGACGATGAAACTAAGAAAAAAAGATTAATCAAGAGAAGAAACAAAGAAGATCTGGAAGACGAAATCATTAAAATCTACAAGCAGAAAATAGAAAATCCCGAGATAAATGAAATATTTAGCGAATGGATTGAACACAGATTTGGTCTTGGAAAAATTTCAAGTGCTACAAAATTAAGATACAAACAGCTTTATGATCGGCATTTCGGTGAATTTGGATTAACGAAAATAAGAGCCGTTGAGCCAGAAGATTTTAGCATTTTTTTGGAAGAGCAAGTCAGCGAATATAATTTAACAGCAAAGGGATTTTCAAATTTGAAAACTATTTCAAGAGGAATGCTTAAATGGGCGAAAAGGAAAAAGCTTATAAACTGGAATGTTGAGGAACTTTTTGACGACCTAGATATAAGTGACCGAGATTTTAGCAAAAAAATCAAAGAAGACTCAGAAGAAGTTTTCGATGATAATGAGCTTGGGAAAATGGTTGAATATCTGAAAGATAATTTGGACATGGTTAATCTTGGGATTCTTCTTATGTTTGTTACAGGAATAAGGCTAGGAGAGTTAAGCACTTTAAAGTGGGAAGATTGGGTTTACAATAGTGACGCAAAAATCCCTAGTGTTTTAAAGATACGCCGAACAGAGACCCGATACAAGGTTGAAAACAAGTATGTTTTTGGAGTAAAAGACTTTCCGAAGTCAGAAGCAGGCGTAAGAAATATTGTTATACCTAGTGGTTGTGTCTGGATTCTCAAAAAATTAAAGTGTATGTCACCGTTTAATGAATACATTTTCTACAGAAATGGTCATAGAATAAATGGTTACATATTTCGGGAGAGACTTTACGCAGCTTGTGAAAAAACTGGATGTGTAAGAAAGTCACCACATAAAATCAGAAAAACGTACTGTTCGATTCTTCTCGATCACAGCATTGACAATCAGATGGTAATATCCCAGATGGGACATGCAGATATTAAATGCTCCGAAAATTTTTATCATCGAGATAGAAAAACGCTTGCAAAAAAACAGGAAATCATGGATAATATCCAGGAATTTTCGATGATATCAGAAACAAAATCAGTGTAAGTGTGTGCAGAGGGAACAAGAAGGGAACCAGAGGGAACACCTGCAAAAGTCTTGAAACCCTTGATTTTGCTAGGAAAAAGGCAAATTATAAACGGGTTCAATTCCCGCCAGGTCCACTAAATTTTCCTGATTTTATGCGGGTTTCCGGGATTCGGGGATCCGCGAGGGAACACCTTAGGGAACACAAACAAACATTCGATAAAAAATACATGGAGGAAACTTGTATGTGAGATCGCAGGAATGCGGTCATTTTTTTGCCTTTTTTCGGAAATTGTGTTATGTTCAGAGAAAAGGGAGGGCGAAATATGCAGATACACACAGCCTATGATGTAATGAAGGAGTTTCTAATAACTGATGCAGACCTTGAAGGCAAGTACGGAATCCCGAAAATTCCAAAGACTTTTATCCATCCAGGGAAAGATACTGTAGACTTTTCAGAGAGCTTCAGCAGGAAGATCAAGAACCACAAGGAACTTGATGTAAATTTCTATGTGGACGATGTACAGTTTCAAAGATTGTGGAATCAGCCAGACAAGTACATGGAGCATTTAAAATGTTTTCACGCAGTCATTATGCCAGATTTCAGCATATCAGTTGGCAAGAATGGAATGCCACTAGTAATGTGCTTGTGGAACAAATACCGTAATCATGCATTGGCTCACTACATGATCTTGAATGATATTCCAGTAATTCCGAACGTAAACATACTGCCAGAATACTGTTGGGACTGGTGCTTTGATGGACTACCAGAGGGAAGCACAGTTGCCTGTTGCACTAACGGAAGAGTAAAGAGTAGGGCGGCAAGATTAGATTTCTGCACAGGATTCAAGGAGATGGAACGTAGATTGAAGCCACTGAGAGTTATCATTGTTGGAAGAATCCCGGAAGAGTTGGAAACGGACATAGAGATTATAAACTTTGAAACCAGAAATCAGAAGATTAACAAGGAGGGCGCGAATGGGAACAACGACTGACAATTACCAGAGAAAGAAGAAACTTTCAAAGTCCCAAATGAAGAGGACGGAACGTTTAGAGAAATCATCTCACAGAAGATATGGAACACGGAAGAAAGAAGGATTAAACAAATTGTGAATTTTGAATCAATTATAACTTTACGCTATAGAAATATTTGTGCAAAATTAAAATTTAAGTGGTAACTAGAAAATGCGAGAAATTTTCTGATTGCCACTTTTTTTCTTGATTTCCGTGTTTTTTGGCTTCCAAAACGATGTAGAAATTTGGGAATCGTTTATAAGTTGGTTGTAACTATTGAAGCTGTGAGCAGCTGCGGTTTTATACTGTCATAAATCAATCAGTACAGCACCGGGAACCAGCAACCACCCCGAGCGACTAAAGCCAGGGCACCGCCAGGAACGATTGAACACCAACGAAACTGATCGCCAGCCGTAGCCCTAGCAGATCACTACATAGCCGGTACAAGCTAGGCACATAAGCGGACACAATGCACCAATTTACACGGTACGCAAATAAAGCATAGCTGCATATAGCTATACAAGGCTATTATACACCCATAGCCGCAGACAGTCAATAAACCGTGAAAGACAATAAAAAGCGTTTTAAGGCTTATAAGCGGCTCAAAATGCAAATGCTGCATAAATCCCCATTAACAGCATAAAAATCCATTTACGGGCAAAAAATTAAGCTAATTGATTGACTTATGGTATTAACTTTGCAAGGTGCCTCTGGCAGAATGCCAAAACCGCTTGCACGCCGTGAACGTGCTGCCGGACTGGATACCGGGAAACGGTGAAAACTATTTGAAAATAGTGCATTTTAACTTTTCAGCCGTAAAACTATCAAGAATATCATAAATATATGTTTTCAATAAAATTGTGTGTTCACTTAAAAAATAATCTGTAAAATTTTCGAGATCTTCGCAAAATTGCTTTTGATTAAGGGAATAAAATTCATCAATCAATTTGTTTTCAAGTTCTTGTGAAAATTCATCGTACAAAGAAATATTGTACTTTCCAGCAAATTGGATATATTCGCTTTCACCAGTAAATAAAAAGTGCAGAATTTCTGTTTCCGGGTCTTCTTCGTAAAAATCATTAATATATTGATACAGGCTTTTATTTTCTAAAGCCTTGTTATTATCATCAAATATTTTATAATTATCAAAAAAATGTTTAATAGTTTCATTTACAATATTTTCCCATTTTTCCATTTTTAACATTATCATATGTATTACCCCCATTTTATGTTATTATATCATACGCTAAGCCAAAAATAAACAGTACAAAAACTTGCCAGGAATCTTAAGCCCCTTATTATTTTAAAGTCATTTTTGTAACGCTCGGAAGACTGCGGAAAAATTCCCGGCGGTCGTAATCATCATTAATTTTAAATTGTTTGTCACTTGTGGGGATGATCTCGCCGCCGATAAGCTCCATACAGGAGAGTTGCAAACAGTTCTCTTTTTTTGTTGATCTGTGCAGCGCATATCGCATCACAGACTTTTTACCATCCCGACGCTTTACCGGGGACATATCCCAATAAGCTAATTTAATAACGCCGCCAGCAACGGACGCAAAAATTTCTATTGCTTCTTTTCTGGCTTTTTTATTGATCGTATCAATTACGGAGAAGTCGCCGCTTTTTATGGCGGCGATTGTCTGTGCTTGTGTTGCTTTCTTGATTGTTACCATTTACGCACCTCCTACAGATCTTTCTTTCTCTTAACGTCAATGACTTCATAATCGTTTTCAGAAAGATCTTTTAACATTCTCAATGCTTCCATGGTATTCTCTGGAATATCATAACCATTTTCACGAAGGAGATCAGCGGCGGTAACAAGATACTGATTTCCATAGCCATACTGAATACTACTTTTTAAAATATGGCCATTTACGACAATTGTTACTGTGTGATAAGTATTTCCATATAATTTTTGAAACCATCTACGGCCTCTAATTACTAATGTTTCAATTTTTTTCATTGTTTTTTACCTTCTCCCCTGTTATAATAGGGTTGCCTTTCTTTTTAGTTTGGTGCTGGCTGTTTGTCTTGGTAGGATGCAGCCAGCTTTTTTTATTTTGTCCAGGAACTAGAGTTTTTCAATTAATCGGTACCGTTCCCTATGTCCTCATTGTGTTGAGTGGTTCGGGCGGTTCCGGTTGTTTGTTTCTTTTGTTCTCTGTTGATGGTTATA